TTATCTTAATATAATGATCGGATTGAACTAATCTACCTAGTCAAACAACGTCTTCATGTTCATCACTGTTCAGTTCTTTCTCAAGTTCCATAAACATATTGGCTACCATTTCTTTAGTGATAACGGTAGTTTCATCATCTTGCTTTGCTTTGAATGAAGTTCTTTTAGAAAAAGATCTTCTAACATCCGAAACAGTTCCATCCAAGAGTTGAGAAACAATTTTAGTACCGATTTCATTAGCAAAATAGTTTGCTTCAGCGTTTATAGCTCCAAGTTGAATCTTAAGTTTAACTAAGTTTGAAGCGAAAATAAGCGCTCGCTCTCTAAGAGCGTCAGCTGGCCAACTGTTTAAGGTACTGACAACCTTACTTACCTCTGTCCTGAACAAATTGTTTTGTTCGATAAATCGTGAAAAAGTATTTCTACTACAGAGCTTGGTGAGAGCTCTAACTTCGCTATTATCAAGGACTCTAATATGATCACAACAATCAATACGGAGGTTAGAATGGCCCAAAACAAATGAATCGTCACCGTTGACTGTCCCCGCAAGGGAGAGTAATCCGCAGGCATGATTAACTTGTTTTAAGGTATCTGACAATGATGTGTAATAAAAATTTTTATCCATCTCAATCAAAATTTATATATGAAAAACCTATTTACTTTCTTCTAACACGCTTTGCACTGTAATTAAATTCATATTTTTAATGGATAGTTCGACAGGATCTTTTTGAGTAAAAGTTTTAAGGTAACTATAAAGAATTTTAACCGCTTGAGGAATCAAGCCATACTTATAAGCAGTAACTTCTGCGACGTACTCCAATTCATGTTGAGTTCTAATACTCTTAAGCCAATCAGCTACAGAAGTTTGATATGCTGCAATCTCTTCAACTTTCCTAAATTGTTTGGATTGAAGTTTCGCAGCTCTATTTACTAAATCTACATATCTACCATGTTCTGTTATCAGAAAATTACAGAAAGTGGGGACTTTAGAGTTATCTATCTTAATCTTAATACCTATTAATTCTAGCTGAGCACAATGAACTAAATTTAAAACTAAATTATAAGCTTCAATCAAATCGTCATCTCCTACGAATATGATATAAACCAAATCATCATACTCGTATATGTACGCAGAAATTGCTAATCTTAGCAAAGAATTGTTCCATAACGTCTCCGTACTCCCAGAATCTTTTTTATCAAATACCTTCATTTTAAGCAAATTAGG